AAAAATTAAGAAGAGGGCATGGTGTGTCCTTTAGTGTATGGTATGGTAAACTAGAGGAAGATGATAAGCAGTTAGCGTCATTTTTAGTATGGAGAGAATTTTATAATGATAACTTTACACCTGAAGAAGCAGTAATACAGGTGAAGTGAAATGAAGTATTCAGAAAATTATATCGACTTGGTTATGAAAGATGGAAAACAAAGAAGTGCCCGTCAAGTAATTAGTGATATTATGAATCATATTGACGATACACCGGGAAAGGTAAGTTATGCTTATGTTCCTGAACAACGTAAAGTTTCTCATTATCTAAGAACTAATCATCAGTATATGTTAGTTGTAGAAAGTAGAACAACAGGGAATGAATGGGCTATGAAAGTTATTCCTTGTGATACCTGTGATGGAACAGGAAATATGATAGATATGCCCTGTAATGAATGTAGTGGAACAGGAGAGATTGAAAATGAATTGGACGGAAAAATATAGACCAAAAACAGTAGAACAAATAGTAGGACAAGATAGATTTGTAGACGATGCAAGAGGATGGATGGCTAACGGTGATATGCCTAACGTTCTTTTTTATGGTTCAGCAGGAACAGGAAAAACAACAGCAGGTATTATCTTAGCAAAACATTTCTTAGGTGAACATTATGAGTCACATTGTATTGAAATTAATGCAAGTCAAGATAGAAAGTTAGAAACCATTAGAACGACTGTGGCTGACTTTGCTTCTTGGAAAGGTAATCCTGAAGTGCCATTTAAAATTATATTGTTTGATGAATTAGATGGAATGCATAGAGATGCTCAACGTGCTCTGAAGAGAACTATGGAAAGAGCAACAAGTGTTAGATTTATTATTACCTGTAACGACCCACATGATATAGATTATCCTATTAGAAGTAGATGTGCAAACTACGCATTTAGTAGAGTTAATGTAAATGACATGTGTTCAATGTTAAGTGGTATTTGTGTTAAAGAAAATGTATCTTTTAATTATGAAGAACTAAAAGTATTTGCTGAATCATTAAATGGGGATATGCGTAGAGCAATTAATGAATTACAAGCAAGTGCATATAGTAATCGTAATTTAATAGATGTGAGTAAAGATTTTATCTCAAGGTATCAAGAAGTATTTAATTTAATTAATAAAAATGAGCAACAAGAAGCATTAGATATATTATTAGATGAAGTGTATAGGGGCAAGGATGTTAGATTGATGGCACAAAATTTACATCAAGTTGTGTTAGATAGCGAAGAAGATAGAAGAACAAAGTTTAAGTGGCTTAGGCTACTTGGTGAAATGGAATGGAGGCATCGAATGATGACCCCTAAAATTATAGTGTCGTGGTTCACGGCACAATTTATGAATGAATAAAAAAGGTGAGAAAAATGAATGAAAAAATTGAAAAAGAATTGAGCAATTTAGCGAAAAGAATGAATTTGAGTGAAGAAGAAATGACGACAAAATACAATGAGATTGCGGCGTCCAATGGAATTGACCTAAACGATGAAAGAAGCGGTATGGTATGTTTGACATTGACCCGTAATTTTGTTAGAGGTGCATTGAAGGGTAAGAAATCAACCGGTGGATTCGGTGATTCCATTTGGGGATTTGTTGTAGGTGAAGAACCTGCAAGAGATGTTCAAGAATGGTCACGACGAACTCTACAAAATGATTATCGTACAGACCCAAATAAGGTTTTGAATGATGGACGTATTGCAGAGATTGTTGAAACCGATGCAGGGGCTTTTGAAAAGAGTCAAGTATTGAATGGAACATTGGAGACAAAGAATATCCCACAAGTTCCTAACTCAGCAATTGAGGTTGATGATAAGAAGTGGATTGTTCCCGTTGATAATCGTAAGGCGTTTATGAGTGGAGATGCAAACCCCCGATATGGAAAACCACTACCTGCTGAAGAATACAGAAAGCGTGTTCACATTATTGCTAAGAAAGATGGTGGCGAGTTTGCATACTATTCTCTTGGTCTAAAGAATGACGCCGCAAAGGATTGGAATGCTGACCATTACCGTTGGCTACATTTGCACGTTATCTTGAATGATGAAAGAGCCGCCGCTTATGGAATTAAGGGTAGGACTCTTGAGAGTCTAACCTACAATGATGCACTTGACCCTGAATCAGATAATCACGTTGATACATCAGGTCTTTCAATGGAAGATTTGGTCGGTGATTTGATGGGAGAATGGGTAGCAGATTTGATTGAAATTGAGGACTATCATAATAGCCTTCGTGAACAATCAGGAATCAAGATGGTTCTAACTGATGGTATTGTAACAAGCATGAATCTTACACCTAATGAAAAGACGGGTAATCGTGTTCTATGGGTTGAACCCATTGATGCAAATTATGGATTTGAGGATGAAGAAATGTCTGACTCAACACCTGTATGGATTCCTGAAGGCGTAAACATTGACTTCGGAATTGGTTCAGATGTTATTCTTCTTGGTCGAACAAACCAAACACAGAAGAAAGATGAGAACGGTAATTACCTTGATGATGAGTGGAACCCTGTTTCCATTAATCTATACGGTGTATATCCTCGTGTTGCTTTGGGTAATGCTAACGTGGCAGAAGAAGTAAATGACGATGTAGACTTTTGGTGAGTCGCAATTAACATAGGTATTACGCGACCAACCATGTGTAGTAGTGAGCATAATTGACTACCGAGTGGGTGCGAGGCCCACATTAGGTGATTTAAAATGGATAATAAATATTTAAGATTAAATCAAATTGCGTTAGACTTATCTGAAGTAGAATGTATTGAATGGAAGCAAATAGATGATGAAGAACAGTATTCTGAAAAGGTATTGTATTCTGTTAGACTACATTTGAAAAGCGGAAAGATGTTTACACGTCAGGTTTATGATACTCAATTTGATAATATAAAAGAGCAATTTAAAGATATATTGCGAGAAGAGAAACTGATAGAAATAGGTGATTGATATGGGAATAGGAAATAAAAAAGGTAGTGCCGCAGGTGCTACATTAGAAAAGAGTAAAGATAGTGATAGAGAGTCTGCATTCAAGGCCGCTAAAATGCGAGCCATGCAACAACGACAAAAACTACTTGAGCAAGAACAAGCATTCTTGCTATGTGGTATTAGTGGCGACCCCGGTACAGGTAAAACAGGGATTGCTCTTGATTGTAGAACAAAGAAAGAATTGAAAACACATTGGCTGTTTATTCTTGATTTTGATGAAGGTGCTGAACCAACATGGCGTCAACATTGGTCAAGTGATGATAAGGTAGTAATTTTTAATCCGTATGTTTTCCGTGAGGATATGACAGTGGATTACTTTGCTACTGCTGATATGGCACGATTCTTTATTGCTATGGTTAATGAAGCAATTGAAGAAAAGCAAATTGAATGGGACGGAGATATTGTCGAAATTGAAGCAGTAAAAGCCATTGTATTTGATGGACTTGATTCATGGCTTGACACAACAAATATGATTGCCCGTATGAATCATATTAAAGGTGGCGACCCAAGAGCGGCTGATAAGGTAAAGATGGTTCCGACACAATGGTTTGCACGAACAGAAGAATACAAACGATTGTTTAAGGCGGCTTGCCAACTTCAATGTCATAAGTTTTTCATTACGCACATGAAAGAAGTGCATGATGGTTTTGATATTGTTGGCCGTAAGCCTGATTGGGAAAAATCAACAACTGCTAAACTTTTCCAACACATTGAATGTATTAAGGAAGAAAGAGGCAAGACAACAAAATTACTTGCGAAGGTTAAGAAAAGTAAAACTAACGCAGAAAATGTGGGGCAAACGTTCACCCTACTTGAAAATGAGGACGGCAAGATTTCATGGGCAGGACTTGACGAACTAAAGAACGGAACGCTGTGATTATATCATAGGGTTCACTTATGGGTTTTGCCAAGTAATAAAGAGAAAAGGTTTTTGGCAAGGGGAATCTTCTCCTTCTCTCCTTCTCTTTTCCCGATTTAAATTGGTGATTGATATGAAAATTGTAATAGATGGAAAAGAATTAAATAAAAAATTAAAAGCAGTTTTGTTAAAAGGTAAATGGAATTTAGGACTTGATGCTAAAGCAAGTTCTTTAGGAAGTGCTGTTGTTATAGAAGCAAATGAAAATGTTTATTTGTATAACGGTAATGAGGCTACTTATGTTAAATTGAGAATAGATAATGTAGAAGTTATTGAACAAGGGCGATGTTGTGTAAGTTATGACCTACTTAATAAATATTTAAAGACAAGCCAACAAATTGTGCTTGAAGTATTAGAAGGAGAAGGTATGCTACAATTAGTAACAAATGGTAGGATAATTAAACTACCACTATTAGATAGACACCCTAACAATGACCAAATATTATACAGCAAAGAGAACTTTAGTGCAGGTTATGACCATGCTGTTGAAGTTATAGGAAGTTTAACAAGTTTAAACATTAGTAATAAAACTAAACTACATTCTGTAATGATGGTAAATACCGAAGAATTTGAAGATGCTATTAAATACTGTGAAGATGTTGGTAGTGGAATCTATAAGTTAGAATATAATGATGGTGTATTAACAGTATCTTCTGTTAAAAATCGTGAGTCTATTAAGGTAACTATTGGTCTTGAACAATGGACAGGTCCAATAGCGACAGTAGAATTTACAGGTCCGTTACATAAAGCAATTGATACAGATGAATTTATTATTGCGTTTAATGATGATTCACCTGTTAGTATATTAAGTCGTAATGTTCAAATTTTACGCGCACCAAGGGTGGTGGATGAATGAATTTATTAGACTACTACGAAGAAGTAAGTAAACAATTAGAAAAGGTATTATCAGATGCTAATTTTGATAACCTTGAACAATGGATGAAGAATAAGAAAAGTGGCAAGTTACGTGTAAGTGAACAGATTGCTTACTACTTAGGTCAAATTAACCTTATTCAACATATGACTATTAGTGAAATAGGTGAGGAAGAATGACAACAACAGGTGATAAGCCGGAAGAATGTTGTTTATGTGGGCAAAAAATGTATAATGTTCACGAAACAAACAATGCTCTACCTGTAAAAAATGGTAGGTGTTGTCATACTTGTAATCAGAAAATAGTAATACCTGCAAGAATAAAAGAAATTTTTGGGTATTACATGTGAGGTGAGTAAATGCCGATAGAATATTTATTAGAAGCAATAGAAAGATTGAAAGAAGAGGACCGAATGGTAATGAAAAATATACTTGATAATGTATCAAGTGCTGAAGATATGGATAATAAGTGGGATGAGATTGTAACTCTTGTTCTGTTAATGTTAGAAGAATTGGAGGAAGAAGAATGAAATGGTATGCAGACTACGATAAGGTAGTTTATTTGGGTAATTTCTTATGTTACGACTTAGGGTTAAGAGCAGAAGAATTACAGTATTACTATGAAAAACCGTGGAAATATACAGGTGAATGGGAACAAATAAAAGGTGAATATAATGAGTGAAGAAAAATTAGGAATTGAGGAAGTGATGGTAACTATTATGCAAATGGTTCAGTATTATACTAACCATATTAACTATGAAATGTTAAGAATATTGTGTGATAATGAATTATGCAGTAAGTATGTTGATATGTGTTTGCTTTGTAAAGCGAAAGAACAAGCGGCAATCGAAGCAGGACAAACATCATTGAATGATTTTAGTGAGGAAGAGTAATGAATCAAGAATGGTTAGGGACAATTTATTGTTTGTTAGCCTGTGTTGGTTTTTCAGTAATATATTTATCAATTTGGAATTTAATACATAGAGTAGAAGTCTATATTGAAAATATTAGAAAGGAAAAAAGAATGGGGAAGTGGAAGTGATAGAATGAGTGAAAATTTTACATATGATAGAGATTGGGAACAAATACATGATGCGCTTGATAAAGCAGAAAGAAAGCAGAATTGGCACATGATGAAGATACAAAGAAAAGATACACCTAAAGAAGATAAGGTAATGCACATGAGAAACTATAAAGGATTAGAGGGTGTTATTAATGCTCTCCGTTGGGTTCTTGGTGATAGAAAAGTTACAATTAAGATAGTGTTAGGTGATGAATAATGGGTGGATTAGTAAACGATGAGATTAGTTTAACGTTTGATGATGTATTTATTGTCCCTCAATATTCTGAAATTAGAAGTCGTAGTGATATTGAAACATGGTCAAGTGTAGGAGAAGGTATTGGGTTAAATGTTCCACTAATCGCTACACCTATGGACACTATTTGTGAAAAAGAAATGGCTATTGCTTTAGGACAATTAGGTGGCATGGGAACAATTCACAGATTTATGAGCATTGATGAACAGATTGCTCAAGTAAATGAAACTTTGAACTATGTTAGTAATACTCATTTAGCCGCCGCTGTTGGTGTAGGTCAAAGTGACCGTAAAAGAATTACAAGGTTATGTCAGGAAACAGACATTCAGATTCTAAATGTTGATATTGCACATGGTCATCACCAATTGATGAAAGAAACAATAGGTGCAATACGCGCAGGATTTCCTGAAATTCATATAATGGCAGGAACTGTTTGCACACCTGAAGCAGTAAAAGATTTAATTGAATGGGGTGCAGACTCTATTCAAGTTGGTGTAGGTAATGGTTCACTATGCACTACAAGAATTAAAGCCGGTGTAGGTGTTCCTCAATTTACAGCATTAAGAAAATGTGTGAAAGCGTGTCATTCTTCAGGTGTAGCAATTATCGCTAATGGTGGTTGTAAAAGTCCGGGAGATATTGCTAAGGCTATTGCCGCAGGTGCATCAGCAGTTGTTGTTGGAAGTTTATTTGCTGGAACAAAAGAAACACCGGGAGATATTAGAAAGACAGGAACATGGCCTAACGAAACATTATACAAAGCATATCGTGGAAGTGCTTCAGCAGATTCTAAATCAGCACGAGGCGAGAAAACAAACATTGAAGGAACGTCACAAGTAGTTCTGTATCGCGGTAAAGTAAAGAGAATTGTTGATGATATTATGGATGGGCTTAGGTCATCAATGTCCTATACAGGTTCAGATACAATTGCTAAGTTCCAAAATAATGCTGTATTCAATAGAGTTAGTCAAGCAGGTTTGAGTGAAGCACAACCACATGGATTAGGAAGGAATAGTTTATGATTATTACAGAAGCACAAGGAAATATCCATATGAGATGGAGAGATAAAGAAGGTAATAGAAGAACATTAACTGATGAAGATTTCAAAAGTTATTTCTATATTGAACGTGGTGAACCACAGCCCGCTTATTTTGATTTTAGACGTAAGGGTGAATTAATTAGAATTAGACCTACTTATGATATGGAATGTGATGAAGTAAATATTACAGGACAACCTTTGGTTAAAGTTATTGTAGATGAACCGAAACACGTTTATGACTTAAGAGGTAAGTGGGATAAAACATATGAAGCAGATGTTTCAATGGTTAGAAAATACTGTAAGGGTGAATCAGAATTTCCTGAATATCAATATCGCAAATGGTATCTTGATATTGAAACTCAAGTAGAGGGAAGATATGATGGGCAGATTAACGCTATTACTGTTTATGATAACTACGATGATACATACTATGTTATGAGTTGGTTTCCAACAGAACCTATGCCTGACATAGATATGGATTTATCATCGGGAAATACTGAGTTCATTATGTTTGAAGATGAAAAGGAAATGCTTGAACACTTCATTAAACTAATGCAAGATTGTGACCCTGATATTATCATTGGTTGGTATATCATGGGATTCGATTTGCCTAAGATTCTCGAACGTATTGCTGAAAATGATTTGAACCCTCGCGCATTATCTCCTATTAATGAAGTAAAGGGTTGTGGGTATAAGCAAGTCTATAATACAGACTATACTAATACCACCCAAGTTATCAAGGGTCGTTACACATATTGTTTGATGACAACATTTGAACGATTGTGGCTTGATTCACAAAAGGGCAATCTACCTTCATTAGCATTAGACTATTGTTCAAAGTTAGTATTAGGACCGGAAGCAGGTAAGGTAGAAAAGGGCGACCAAGCAGATGATTTCTTTAAAACCGCATGGATAGAGAAAACACAATTGTTCTTAGAATACAACAAGATGGATGTTGAACTTATGGTTCGCATGGATAATGAAATGAATATCAGTGAAAATTCCATAGCACTACAAAGACTACTACAATGCCCTCTTGATGTTACTTTCTATAATAGCCAAATGGGTGCAACATATTTTATGCGTCATGCAGGATGGGTAGCACCAACAGGTGTTAAAGGAAGTAAAGGTAAATATGAAGCGGCTTTCGTAATGAGTCCTAAACATGAAAAAACATTTGGACTACATGAGAACGTTGCGGTATTTGACTACAAATCACTTTACCCATCAATGATGGCCGCAAGGAACATTTCATGGGAAACTAAGAATGTTGATAGAGCAGGTCACTTTTATGATATTGATTTTAGTGTTCCTAAGACACTAACGTTTTGGGAAAGTCAATCAACAGATGTAGAGTTTGCAGTAGAGCCGCTTGGTGTTTTACCAAAGGCTGTTCTTTCACTTATGGAATTGAGAGATTCTTACAAAAAGAAAATGAGAGAAGCAGAAACAGATGAAGAATACCGTAAGTGGCATTCAGCACAAATGGCTACTAAGCGAGTCGTAAATGCTTTCTATGGTGTATTAGCCAAAGATGGATTTGGTTGGGGTGATATGGAAATGGCCGCCGCAATTACAGCAAGTGCAAGAGAGGCTATGAGAGCAATTGGATTCAAAGCAAGAGAGTTTGGTTATGAAGTAATTTATGGACATACTGATTCCATTTTTGTTAAGGTTAGAGATGTTGAGGATGCTAAACAATTGTGCATCAGGCTGAATGACTATGTGCGTAAAGATGTATTTAATGAATGTGTAGAGTTAGAGTTTGAAAAGATGATTCATTCATTCTTCCTATCAAAGAAAAAGAATCGCTACTGTGGTTATCTTTCATGGGTTGATGGTGAATACCTTGAAGAACCAAAATTCTTTGTTATGGGTTTTGAGATGAAGAAGAGTAATGAAACTGCGATAGCCAAAGATTTCCAATCGTCAGTATTGAAAATGGTTGCTCGCGGAGAAGAAGAACTTAATGTAACAAAGTATGCGAAGAATATGTATAACAAGATTTTAAAGGGTGATGTAGAAGTAAATGATGTGGCAAAAAGAAGAAGGTTAAGGACACCGCTTGAAGACTACAAATCTATCGGTGGTGGAACAGCAGGTGTTTATTATCATAATATTTATCTTAATGATAATGAACCTATTAATGTGGGAGATAGTTTCTACTTTTATACTGTGGACACTCATGGTATAACAAAGTTTCCCTCACAATATGAAATAAATGGTAAAGTAAGAAATGTAGAATATATTGCAGCAAAGAAAATTAGTGACGTGATTGATAATTTCCCCGTTGCTTGGGGTAAAATAGCAGAAGCAGAAATCGTTAAGAAAATAAATTTGATATACGACAGTATGGAATGGGATTTAACTAACGTATCAAATGTAGGAATACAAAAGAAATTAGATGAATGGTGGTAATAATGGGAAAAACAAAAACATATGCTAAAAGCATAGGACAATTAAGAGAAAAGATGAATAAAATGGAAGAAGAATATAATGGGTTAGAAGAACAACTCAAAGAACTTCTTGAAAAAGAATCTGAACTATGGGTGAAGAAAGGTGAATGTGTAATTTGTGGAGCAAAAGGCTATACAGAATGGCATCATATTATTTCACAACATAGATGTAAGGAAGAAGGTTTAGACCACTACATTAAGATGCGTTCTAATGTAGTAGAATTATGCAAACCTTGTCATGATTTGACAACTGCTTCTATGATAAATAAAAATAGAAAGGGTGGAGCGGCTAAGGTATCAGATGATAATATAGATAAGGCACCAACCGAAGCACAAATTAACTACATCAAGAAATTAAAAGGCGATGTAGAAAAGGCAGAAAATATGAACAGGGGGGAAGTCAGTAAATATATTGACGAATTAAAAAACTACGAGGGGAAGGTCAAGACAGCCTAAAAAGACCGGACCCCGAATATGTAAAGGTGATTAGAATGAGAAAAGAACATGATGAATATACATACAAATGGGAAGAAGATTGCGGAAAGTTATTGAAGATTACAAAATCTTCATTAGGGACGTTTGGGTTTTGCCCTGCAAGTTACAAGTATTCTTATCTTGAAGATATTAGACAAGCGACAAGTCCCGCTATGATTAAGGGAACAATTATCCATAATGCTCAAGAAGAGTTTTGGAAGATGGTTGATGTTGATGAAGCAAGAAAGGTAGCAGATGACCCAATGAAATTACAGAAACACTTTAGAGGATTATACCCTGAAGCACCTGAAGAGGACTATGAAGATATTTACAGGGCTATGACAGCATACAATACAGAACGGTTTATCGAATGTATTGAAGAAGAGTCAGTAGATAACTTTGTTCCTGTTGGTAATGAGATAATGCTTAACGCAAGATACACAACAGAAGATGGACAGGTAGTTCACCTTCAAGGAATTATTGACCGTATCTTCTATGAAGATGGTGGCTACATTCCTATGGAATTAAAAACAGGTGCATGGAAGGATTCAAAGAAAACGATGATGAGAAAGGAAATGGCTTTCTACAAACTGTTGTTTGAACACGCAACAGATGAGGATATTATAGCGGCAGGTTTAGACCCTAATATTCCTTTCACACATTGGGGATGGTATTACCCTGCAAGTAACTATGTTTGGGTAGAGAAAGTAAGTAACCGTAGTGAACAGGCTATGCAGAGAAGTATGAAGAAACTACTTGAAGCATACCAACAGCAAGAGTTTAACTTTGAATACTACTACAAAAAGTGCATTCACTGTGGACATTATGACCATTGTGAAGCCGCCGCCGGAGGTAGTCAATATGAGTGGTTCTAATGAGGAAATGCAATTCAAACCATTAACAAGATTAGGGCGAAGAAAGAAAAACAGATATTGGGCTAAATATATTGATACAATTATGGCCGATGGTAATGCAAGAACTTCTTCAAGAATACATGCAGAAATGTTAACGTATGTAAAAAATAAATGTAAAGAAGAAGGTCGTGCATATTCAGGTAAAAACTTGCCATCTGTTAGACAAGTTGCGGCACACTTAACATACAGTGAAAAGTATAGTAAAGAAAGATTACCGAATAAAGGATTAAAATACAAATGTGAATGGAGGATTATAGATGACGTATGTGACGTATGAAGGATTTGAAAAGAGTGGAATAATTGAAGATATAATTACACATAGAGAATGGACATTAGATGATATTGTTAATCTACACGATACCGTGTATGATATATCTAAAGAAATAGTAGATAACATGGATATTGAAACATTGTTTTTCGTTACAGCAGATGAACAAGTTTTACCTGTTGAAAATCCAGAACAAACTATTGGGCAACTTCTCCATTCTAAAGCAAGAGTATTAGTTACTAAGATGGTTAAACAAGTGATGAATGAATATATGAAAACAGCAAAGGTGAAATTTAATGATACTGATAATAATACCAATGAGATGGATGACGAAAATATCGTGGAAACTCTCAGTCCTATGGCTGAAGATAAAAACGAAATTTCAGAAGGTCTTAAGGAAGTAATGAATGCAGATGTTAAGCAATTAACAAAAGAAGAAATGGAAAAAATGGGAATGATTTAGATGTATTTTCCGAGAGAAATGTGGGCAGGTAGCCATATACAAGGTGCTATCAACCCACCAAGAATAGTAGTAAAGGATAGGGAAGAGTATTCCAAGTTTATCCGTAACTACAATGGACGTATGAATGTCTATACGTCTGTTTATGATTTTGAATATTTCTCTAACAATCGTGGATTGGAACATACTATTATTTTGGACCGACTATTCTTAGACTTTGATGCACATGATGGAGAATTACAAGAAGCGTTTGAAGCGTGTAATGCTATGCACATTTGGTTGAAGGCTAAGGATATTAAACATAACATGGCTTTTAGTGGTCGTGGATTCTATATCTTTGTTTATGGGGAACGAACCCATAGTCTTAGGCGTGTTAAGGCATTCTTTAACATTTGTCACGATGTAGTGAACAAATCCCCTACATTGGATAATAGAGTAATTAACAACGCAAGACTACGACGAGTGTTCAATTCATACCATATGATTGCTCAAAGGTATTGCATACCAATAGATACTGTTGATATGATGAAGGGTCTTGATTGGATATTAGAAATATCTGATAGACCAAGCAAATATGAACCTGTATACTATGGAGAGAAATTAGTAGAATGGCCTGAAGTAAAACAGTTTGATGCTGTTGAGATTGAAATTGATTCAGTAGAAAGTCCGGGTTCATTACCTATACTTCCCTGCTTACTCAATGCTTGCATGGTAGAGAATCCTAATCATCGAGCAAGGGTTCTTCTTGTCCAATGGTATAACGAAGTATTGTCTGAACTTGCAGTATTGGATAATGACTTAACGTGCCAACCAAGAGAAGTAACAGGGTTAGTTCTAAACAATATCAAAGCGAGTATCGAAAAGGAAATCAACACGATAGCAAGTAACGATGATGTTTGGATTGATTACAATGCGTATGAAACAAGAAAACACGTTGGCTTCATTGTGGATAAGAGATACATGAGTCCTTCTTGCTCAACATTAATTGAAGAAGGGTTTTGTGTAGGTAAGTGTTGGAGATATAGTGAGGAATAATTATGTTAATGATAGATAAGAGAGAAGAGTCAAAACTTTCACGAAGCGTAGAGAAGATATTTTCAAATATGAATAAGCCCTACGATAAAGTATGGTTAGAGATTGGTGACTACATTGTTCAATCAGAACCGTCATTATGCATAGAAGCAAAAACAACAGCAGACTTTTTGGCATCAGTTAAAAACAAAAGAATATTTAACCAAATAGATAATATGGATAGAGAATACGATAATAATATATTACTAATTTACGGAAACCTACAAGACGCAACAGAATATATGACAAAGAATATGAAATACAAACAACAATTAAAGAAACAATTCGTAGGCGCATTAAGTTCAATAACATTACACACAGATATAAAACCAATATGGGTAGATTCACATACAACAGCCGCCCATATAATAGCAGCATTATACACACACGTAGAAAAGAAATTGATAATACACAAACAACTACCAAAGAAAGTAAGAACAGATGATGTAAGAGTAGACGTATTAATACAAATAAAAGGAATATCAATTGAAAAAGCAAAAACACTATTAGATAAATTTGGCAGTATTGCTGAAATTGTCGTTGCTTCAGAAAAAGAAATTTGTGAAGTGGAAGGTATTGGAAAGGTAACGGCTTCCAATATACATAAAGCGTTCAACCAAGAACGGGAGGTTAAATACTAATGGCACAAGATTTAGATGTAGATGAATGGGAGATGTATGATGCTTTACAGAATATGTCCAATCAAGAAGTATTGGCAACAGTAAGGTCTGAAAAAACAGAATTTCCAAGAGATGTAGAAAGATGGGTAAATGTAGTGGGGCAGTTTTCGCTTCACAATGAATATGCGGCGAGGATGTCATACTTTGTGACGTTGGGTCAATTGATGAAAAACATGGTTAGGATTCCAATAGGTAGATTGGCTCTTGACCCTCGTATTCATTTTTGTTGGATTCAATGTGCAAGGTCGGGTAAGACAACAATGTTTGATTTCTTATCCCCTGTGTGGAAAAATATATTCGAGTTAGCAAATAGACACCCTACAACAAAAGAACCTGCAAGAACACCCCTTTCAGGTGTAAATGAATTTAATCTTCAAAACCCTGACAGTTTTACTGACCAAGCATTGTTAGGAACGTTAAAGATTAATATGCCTAACCCTGACTACAATAGAGCAGAAGCAAGAGATAACGATGAATATGATGAACCTGAATTGATTGATGAAACAATCTATGGTGCATTATATGGAAGTGGAATGATAGCGTTTGATGAGTTTGAACATTCAGGTATTTTCAAAGAGTCACAACACAAGCAAGAAACAATCATGTTATTTCAGAAGTTTATGAATCGTCTTGATTCAGAAACACATTTGATTAGAAAACGTTTGACAGAATGGGGCCGTGATTTAGTAGTAGATTCACAGCGCTCATTATGGGCCACTACACTACCACCTGAAGGATTAGAAAAGGTTATCTTGACAAAGGGTGTATTTCAACGTATGTGGTTATATGTCCGTGAAGTTCCTGAATCATTGAAGAAACAAATGGAAGAAGACTACCTTGACTTAATCGGGGTTGTTGTAGATGATGGTAGAGGTGAAGCGGTATTCCAAGAGCAATTTTGTGAAATGTTGTATAACACATACCGATGGGTAGAGGATAGATTAGAAGAAGTAGATGGCGACAGAAGAAGAGTTATTGTATTTTCTCCTGAAGCAAACGCACGATTAAAAACTGTTTGGCGAGGAATGAGAAAGTATATGGCTGAATTCAATGACCAAGTATACGAAGCATTGAATACGTTCTTAATGAACACCATTAACAATATTTGTATTGCTGCGACGTTATGTGCTATTTCAGAAAGAACTCATGTTGTTACAGCAAGGCACGTTAATCAAGGAAGGCAATTAACAGACCAATCATTCGATAGTATTACTACGTGGTTTAGTGAAAAATTGAAAAAGAAACCTAAGCGATTAGCAGACAGAAATAAGTCAAGAACCTTTATCGAAGCCTTTAAGTCCTGTAAAGTTAAGCACAGAGTTAAGGGAACAGATGGTTGGGTTGACAAGAAGGTTATGATTGAAACTTTTAGAAAGATTAACCAATGTGGAAGAAACAAGTTTTATCGAGATTGGGATTCGGTAAAACATTTATTTGAAGAAGAAAGAACTAATAAAACATATGTAAAATTAAAGGTGAATGAAGATGAGTAAAGTATTAAGTTTAGATATAGAAACAAAAAATTTGAGTAATGAAATAGGCGGTTGGCATAATCAACATATGTTCAAGGTCGCTTGTGCTGTAACGTGGGATGGAAAGAAAGGTGTTGTGTATACAGATGCACCTTTAACAGATACTCTAACAAAAAGTGAAGGTTTAGAGTTTAAAGAATTAAGGCAATTAAAGTTTGACCTTGATGACCATTTCCAAAAAGGTGGAAGAATTCTTGGGCATAACATTAATGCGTTTGATTTACCTGTATTGAGAGATAGCCATACGGATATATTTATTGTTCGTAAATACCTCGACGATAAGGAAACAAGATGCATTGATACAAGTGCATATATTACAAAGCATAGTGGTAAAAGAGTTCATTTAGATAACTTGGTAAAATGCACTCTAAATGAAAGTAAGTTAATGGAAGCAACATACTCTGTTGAATTATGGAAAATGGGTGAATATGATGATGTAATTGAATATTGTCTAAAAGACACCCAATTAACTTATGACCTATGGAAATATGGACAAGACAATGGTATTGTAAAGTATTACGACAGTGACGAAAAATGCTATGTTGAAATAAAAACTGATTGGTAATCATAATTAAGGGGATGTAGTTCAGTTGGAAGAACGTTTGGTTTGCAACCAAAAGGCCGTAGGTTCGAGTCCTACCTTCTCCATTAATTATAATTAAATTTGGCCCTATCCTCTTCGGAGGGTGGGGTCATTTTTTTTGCGAAAATTTTTGGTTTTTTTTGACCTTAAAATTTACGACGTTTTTTCTTTAATTCTAATTTTAATCTTTCTATAAACTTAAATCCTGTAACAAATATAATAAAGTAAATTGAACATTCTATTGCTAAGGCAGCAATTAAAACATCTCCACTCATGCATTCTTGTAATCCACTTACTTCGACGCAAAACTCAGGCATTTTCATTTGACCACTACATTAGGATATTTTGTCCTGTTAAGAATGTAACAATTAATGCACCGATAACATAAACTCTATATCTTAAATTATTAATATCCTCGTTCATATGATTCAGATGATTATTTTTAATAGTTTTGATTTCGTGCTTCATTAAATAAACTTCACCAACTAACCAATTTATTTTTTCCTTTTGCGTTTTCTCAAGGATTTCGTCTAAGTCGCGCATTAATATTACCACCTTTTATCTACTATTTAAATATCAAGCATTGGTTCCCCTAAATACTTCCCATATAGATTCAGCAGCAATATAAACAACTGTTGCATATTGCGCTACATCGAGAACAAGAGTATTTGCCGTTCCACCCATGCCCGCATCAATTACTCTAAATTCGTCACTACCTGCTCTTGTTATGGTAACTTGCCCTGCATTGATATTTTTGAATGTGTATGTTCTTCCTTCTACTCCTGCGGGCATTGTTGCCGCTACTGCTGAACCGTTACTAAATACAACATATCTGCTATCTTCAAATGTAGATGCAGCATTTGTAGTAGCAGTAAGTTTAACAATACTATGCCCTTCATTTCCACCAAAGTCAATTGTATTTAATGGTGCTTTCCCTATCCCTATTCTATCATTACCCGCATCTACTACTAATGCATTAGCATTATTATCAGATTCAACTCTAAAATCAATATCAGCACCGCCTTCATTAAAACAGGCTTCACCGGAACTCATTCTAAATACTTCTTGACCATCTGTTCCGGCCTTAGTTAGATAGAATAAAAATCTACCATCTTCTGTCCCTGCATCTGCATCATGAGAATCTGCCATTAAATACGCATAAGTATGAGTTGCACCACCTTTATCCAAAGCCTTAAATCTAATAATTCCAATATCATCACTATCTGCTACTTCGGAATGGCCGCTAATAGGATTCTTAAAAAAGGTAATACCTGCTTCTTGTGAATCATCATTTTGGTTTTCAATAAGAAGAACAGGTTTACTACCATCAACACTAACTAAATGCAGTAATTCTTCCGGTGCGGTTGTCCCAATACCAACATTACCACCCACTAATGTAGCGGCATAATTTGTATCAGCACCTGCTACTTGAACATGAATTCCTACATTCTTTTGAGTCCCTGAAGTCCCTCCTGTTAATTGGAAATTAGCACCGTAGTTATTTACAGTTCCAACCATAGTAGGTGCATCTGAATTCAATAGCCCAAGATAACAGTAGTTATCGGATGTTTGTCCTGACGCAGTAATACCTGTTGCATCAAAATCTACATAGACACCTCTATTAGATGAAGATGATGTTCCTGTGTAGTCTTTATCTACTTTTAATCCTGATGATGTTATGGCGGTAGTAGAATGTGTAATAGTCTGCTTACCTGTTAATCCTAAGGTGCTACCATCAAAAGTTAAGTTTGCTTCACCATCTAATTCAGTAGTAGTGGCCCCGATAGTTACTAACCTATTTGCGGTTTGGTTGTTAAGTGCTGTAATAGTTCCTCCACCACCTGTAACCCAAGATAAAACACCTGAAGAATCAGATTGTAAAGTTCTATCTCCACCGGGAAATGCGGCAGGTAATGTATAAACAGCATTAGATGTAACTGCGGCAGGTGCTTTAAATCCTGTATAGTGTGAACCATTATCAGTATCTTCTAAGAATCTTAATTCACCTGCATTAGTAGCACCATTTCCTATTGACATAAAGGGTGTAGTAAATACAGTAGATGTAACACCTGAAACTAACAATCCTGCTGAACTTGCGGTAAAGGTTCCTTTATTTGTGTAAACACTTGAACTTGAATTGTAACCAATGCTAACAGAATTAGCATCCTTATTATAGGTAAATAACTGAATATCTCTTGCGGGTGAAGAAGGGTTAGCGGTAGAACCACCCACTACTTTAACCATAGCAACAGGAACATCGTCGTCACCCATATCTCCAATAGTAGGTGTTGATGATGCAGTTCCCGCAATAACTACAATAGCACCTGCCCTAATAACAATCAAATCATACCTATCATTACCCGTAGTAGTATCAGGTACAGTCATTTCAGTATGAACGTTAGAAGTAATTTCTTTGTATTCACCATCTAACATATATTTAACAGTGGTAGAACCGCCATCAAATCCGTATTTTGTAGAAGCAGATGAACCTTGTAATTGTTGAAAGTTACCAAATTCAATTACATAGTTACCTTTAGCCATTTTATGTAGAACTTTAATAATTCCCGAATGCAATTTGTCTGTATTGTCTGTTACCCCTGCCGCACCTGATGATGCGCTAAATGTTGTTACTTTATCTTGATTTGCAAAATTAGCCATTTTATTCTACCTCCAATGTGATAATTACTTCAAATGTTTCTGATGAACTAATGGGGCCAATGCCGTCGAAATTTACTCTTGCTAACATTGTTCCGCCGGATGAGGCACTAAAGATGCCCGCTTCCTTAATTGTATATCCGGTATAATCTGACCCATTAAAAACCTTTTTGTAGTCAAGTGCCGATAATCCGGATGATGAGGCTGTAATGGCTACTCTTGAACCAACGGGTGAATCTAATTCATTTACATTGGGGTTAGTAGCATCACCACCTACACCTAAACCGATATAGGCATATGTCGTTTTAATGTGTGTTGCTATTGCTGTCTTTACTGTTTCTGTTATTGTCATGTTAAATCTTCCTCCACTACTATATTTCTATCGCCTGTCAATTCTGTTAGTCCTATTACGTTATTAAAGCCTATTGACATACCAAACCCAATAGTGCTTGTTACACCTGTTCGGTATATGATTAATTTAGTTGTCTTAATGTTTACAGGGGTGTAGTTCCAATTAGATGTAGCCGGGGTAGAAAACCTATCTCCTCTTAATCTACCTTCTATTTTTCTATTAGCAGAACTTAATTCAGCAATACGTTGAGTTAAATTAGCATTATATTTACCAATTAAAACTTCATTCAAGTCACCCATACTATAAGTAATACCTAACACTTGATATGTGTCAATAGGGATATGCTCACTTGGGTAATCCATTGTAATTAATTGACCGGGTTTCAAATATTCCATTCCCTTCATCGAACTCTTAAATGATACAGCAACAGAATTAGTAGTATGTAAATCTAGTAATTTTCTTGCTCTTTTTTCAGCCGCCTTTTCTGTAATGATAGAAAAGTCTACTTCTTCTAAACTTGTAGTTTTACCTGTTTTGCGAATAGTAGCACTATCTCTCATAGTAGATTTCACACCATCACCGTATACAGTAATTTCATTATAAGTGTCAAACAGGCTTACGTTTTTATTGATATTAACAATATCAATATCTGTATTACCATCACTAATTCTAATGTCTGTGTAGTCAATGTCATCAATATTCTTTACCACTTTAATATCAGAACCATCAACTAATAATTTTCTATCTTTATACCCTAATATGGCGTTAGCGGCATTGTATAAATTAGCACCTTGTAGATTAAATGCTTCGTAGTATCTATTTGTATCGTTAGATTTTGTATACACAATATTATTATTTTCTAATTCTTCATTAATAATATCTTCTACTTCATTAACAACATTAAATGCTGTCCCAATACACGCTCTATTAGATTCAATACTTGGTTTTCTAAAAGTTGTAATTGTGAAAATATTACCTAACGATGCTAACCCACTTATTCTTTTTAAGTTAGAAAAGTTAAGAGTAGCCTGTGCGCCCACGCGAGAACCTGTTTGGAAATCAACGGACATTGATGTTCTAAAATTATCATGGCCGTCTGTAACAAACATATCATATGATGAACCATTAGCAAATGTATTATTAGCACCATTAGTAGTAAATAATGCGGCGGCACTTCTATTAACAAGGAAATTATCTCCACTTCTACCATCTACTTCTACCGGCAAATACATTGATAATATTGCTTCATTCCAAGTGGAGTTTTTACTCGAAAACCCATCAGGTTTTGTAAACGTATTAAAGGAATCTACATCTTCATAACAAGCATCTTTCCTTGCTATTTTTGTGTATCTTTTAGATAATGTGCATAGGTCTATTTCTTTCGGTGAAAAATCATAGAAACAGTTTTCAGCAATTCGCATAACTCTATATTGTTTAGCAAGTTGAGGTGTGGAACCACTAAAGGCAACATTGTCTATTTCAATAAAATGTTTTACTCTTTCAGGATGCGAAGCATTACCTGTTTTTTCTATGGTGTGAGAAACAATATAGTGAATTTTATCAGGAACCATTTCTTGAATATCTTGAAAGTGTTCAGACGTAGCATCATTTACTCCGCTTGAATTATCAAATTTTTCACCAACGCCGCTCACTAAATATTGACCTGTAAGATTAGGAACATAATTAATCCATCTATGCACATATCCCACGCCACCAGAAGTTGAAACTAAATTATCTGCATTCCCCCAAGTAGCAGAATCAGAATTACCTGTATATCCTGTTGTTCTACCTGTAACTTCTATGACTATCATGGCTCGCTTTGAATCATCAATAGATTTTCTTTCTACCCCTGTTATTGTTACATCTGAGCCATCAGGCCATAGTGTAGGTTTGTATAATACTTCCGCCCCTGTTTGGTTATCATCAATTAGGTTATATCCATCGTGAGTATCTAAATCATTAACAGGGTCATACCCCATAAAAGAATTAATTTCACCATTCTTTGCTTGATTTAATCTTGCAGACATAGTTACGCCGCCCTCATATTGTCCGTAAATCTGTTTTTCTCCATTGTAAGAAGCACTATAATTTTGGAATGCGTATTGATATTCTCTATTACCACCTACCCAATCATTGTAATTAAGATGAAATGTCATTCCTTCTTTAGCCATAATAGGTGTTCTTTCTCTTCCTGTTAAAATTTCACAATCTTCTAAAAGACGAACATTGTAGTTATACGCAGTTCCTCCTTTATCGTGATTAGGATATATCGGATAACCTAAATCTTTTCCAACCGGGCCTTCGTCAGCAAAACTATACCATGCATATGTTGACATTACTTTATCAGTAATAGTTCTTGTTTCATCTTGTGTTGCAGGGCCACGACTCGCTGAATCTGTTTTAGGGTCACTATATGCTGGATAGCCAATATATGCAGAACAGTTAGCCTTACTTGAATTGCCGGAAGAAAATCTTGCGTGATAACCACTACCTAAAAATGCATTAGTATTAGCAACATACCCATCGCTATCTAATGTGTGATTTGTATGTCCTTCTAAAGCACTTAATCTATATGCCCAATATGTTGAACCTCCTAAACCATTAATTACCCAAGGTTCATATCCTTTAGTAATTACGCCTAGCATACCAACTCTTAAAATAGAACCGTTAGTCTGAAGAGAGTCATCGCGTGAACACATATCTCTTAATACTCTTGAGTGACTTGACATTGTGTTAGTATGTTTATCCCATGACCAAAAAGCGTGAGGATTGTTACCATAACTATTCAAACTAAATTGGGCACTATTATATGTGCTTTCACCAAAAACAGCAGGAAACATTAATTTATTATCTGATAATCCATTAAATCTACGTCCAGCAGTTCCATAACTTACTACACCGGCAGAAGTTGAGTCTTTGCGTAGCATTTTCCATGTGGTATGTCTTGGTCCTGTAATCATGTGTTTATTGAAATCTTGTATTGCGTTAGTCCAATCGTTAGTAGCATCTCCCTTTCCGGGCGCATAGTATATTTCACCGTTATAATCAAATGATGCGTTTGCTTGTAAAGTGATAGTAGTTCCTGCAATACTTTGAATTGTTCCAATCTCTCTTGCTCTACCTGTTGTATCTGCATAAGGGTCTGTGTATAATACATTTGCCCACAAACCAATTCCACCTGATGATGCTAAACCCCTATCTTCATTAAGAGTTATTTGAGTTTCACTATCAACAGAAGCAATAGTCATCCAACTTGCATTACCACCTAAAGAAGTTTGAGTGCCTTGCACAAACATACCGGCTATTGCCCCATCAGTTTGAAAAGTAGCACCTGAGCAATGAATTTGTTTAACCCCCGTAATAGTAAGAGTTCCACCTGAGCCACCCGCTACTGTTACAATATCACCTACTTGGTAATTTGTAGTAGCGTTAGCAATAGCAACACCTGTAATGGCACCGGCTGAGACTGTCGTATTAACTGTTAAACCGCTACCTGACCCTCCTGTTGTTGCTACACCACTTGCGGCAGTATATCCTGAACCTCCTGTTGTAACACTAATAGATGTTACCCCTGTTGCAGTAATAGTTTCGGCTCTATTTGCAACACTTCCAGCCACACCATATAATTTACCAACAGCATTAACAGCAACAGTATTACTTCCGGTTTGAACGTGTGAACCTGTTGTAGTAATTGCAGCAGAATGTAATTGGAACTGGTTAGTATTTACCCATTCATCTGCCGCCCAAACTCTATTATGGTGTGAGAAAAGTTCTTCTGCATTATTTAATTTTTTATAACCATTATCTGTTATATTTTCAGCATCAACATTATTAAAGTGCCAATCTACTGTCGTTTCTATTAACCTAATTAGACCAAATCTTTTCATATTACTTGGTGTAATAGAAGCAGTTTCAATAGGTATAGTTTCATAACTTGCATCAACTCTTGTTGTAGATAGGGCATTTCCTTTATATTTTTGATGGGAACTTCCTGTATTTTTATTACCTTTATTTTTTAAAATAAGGCTATAATCTGTAAATACACTTGAAGAATTATATCCAATGTGATTCGGTTGAGCCATACTATCGGGTTTAATATCACCAATAGAGAATATAAACCAACTTAGGGCTTTAGGGTCAAATGCTTCAAATTGAAGTTTTGCTAATTCAATTCTATCATAACCTGAACTTAGTGCGGGCAACCTTCTTTTACCTGAATTAAAATCGCTTGTGTAATAGTGAGTAGGCATTAACGTTAGGTCGTCGAATAAACTACCCATAGCAGGTAAAATTCCTCTCTTTTCAGGTGAGCCGTCCATTTGATATGAAGTAGAATAATCAGTATCGTATGTAGTAGTATAAGCATTACCCGCGTGGTCTATCCTTGTTACACCTGTATAACCAATAATTCTACCTTTATGTTTTCTGTAAATATCTAATGGTTTAACACCAAAAGCAGATGCAACTGTATTGTCAAATCTATCCTTAACGTTATCATGGTGATATAGTTCTTGATGGTCGCATTTTTGTAAATCTACATATCTCCACAAAAAGTTACCAAATCTTAGAGGGTAGTTATTTGTCCATGAGCCGGTTGTTTCAGGAACATCGTCAATTCTACCTAAGAAAGAAACGGGTCTGTTGTCACTTTTTTCAGAATTAAGCAAATGTAAAAATCCACCGTTGGGTAGTCCATTTGTATTAAGTAGATATAATCCTTGTGTATTTGTAAACCTTGTATCTGAACTATTGTAGTCTATCCTGCCTAACACAGTCGGCATAATCGGAGCAATAGAAATTGTATTTACATCATTAATATTTGCTACATCAACTACTTCATATTCAGTCATAGACGATACAGTATGTTTGCCTACCACATTAGTTTCTGTTCCATCCATTAAACTAAAACCAATTGCTGATTTTTTATCTGAGTCATCTTCATGTATGTTAGCGATAGGAAAACCTAATGATTCATTATTATCTATTGCTTTTGTACCATTTAGTAGTTCAACAGTTGCACCTGTATTAACATTAATTTCTTGTCCCGACAAAAAATTGACGCCTTTATCACCAGCACCTTTTAATGAAGTTTGTCTTGTAGAATCTAAAATATTTGTTTCCAAAGATTTACCTGCTACTATCATTTCTCTTGCGACATAAATTTCTCTACCAATATCATTATTGCTACTATTAAAGTAACTATGGTATTCATATCCTATTTTTTCTTCAATGTAAAATGTTCCTGAAACTGTATCACTTGTAGCATCAGGTAATACTGCACCTCCACCGTTACTTGTTTTAGCGGCCTGAATTTTACCTAAATAGTAATATTTGTTATTACCGTCTTTACAAAATAATCTATCCCCAACATATAATACAGTTGTTCCTGCACCACCACTTTCCCATTTAATCATAGTTCCTGTTGAGTCCGTGTTATCAAACTCGAAAGTTCCAATTGGAGATTTAAAACTTGAACCTGAAACTGTGCCATCAGATACTGTGCTTGAAGGCATTAATAGCCCTGTATCAATCATATGGTTAACAGGTGATAATGTTGAATATACATATTCATTACTATACAAATATTTTTTATTAACAATACTTCCTAATAATTCACTTAGATTATCTCTCCCACTAATTTTATATTTCATTTGGCCGTTTTCAATTGAATCTTCTAAATATTCTATTTTACCATTAAATATAGTTCTATCAATAACAGCATTACCACTAAAGTAATCCATATATTTTGCGTTATCTTGCCCACCTGTTGAGTAAATACCTGAGCCTGTTGTTTGAATTGAATACAAATCTTTATCAGCATCACTAACAACTAAAAATTTATTCTTATCATCACCATAAGACACAGTTAATCTATTACCGTTATATTCTTTATCTCTAATAATAAATGAAATACCGTTTATATCTGATTCTGCCGCTTCAATAGTTGAACCATTTCTTTTTAATGTGGAACCATCGTAAGTGGTATCAATATTTAAGTTAGTCATTAAATTTCCAATAATAGTAGACCATGCTTTTCTATATGCTGGTTTTTCACTAAATTCATGTGTTGTAGTTCCTACTGTAAATTTAACTGCTGGGTCTAATCTACTACTTGAAATATTAACAGTTTGTGAGCCGTTAGCAGGGGCACCACAACCATTTGTTGCATAGTAATACTTACCAATTCTAATAATTTCATGGTCAGTTCCTAAAGTTAATAATTGTCTTAAATCTTCTCCATCTTTTAAACCTGTAACAGTCATATGAGAACCTGAAGGATTACTTGACCACAATCCCGGTAATTGTGCATCGGCCCTACCTGTCATATCTTCATCTGCGATAATCGTTCTTACAGTATAATTTTCATCAGGGTTTAATTTTTCATGCATTATTTTATTAGTATCAATGAGAGTAGATTCTGCAAAATTTCCTGATTTTGTAATACCTGTATAAACTGTGGTATTCATAATATTAGAAAGAATTCTTGTTTTTTCAGGAGATGAAATATATTTAACATATCTTGATGGTCCCGTGTAATCAAAGTTAGCACCTGTTCTTACATTAGTATGTAAAGTAGAACCCGTTCCAGCAAATACTTGTCTGCCCGCATTTCTCATGGCTTCATCCCAATCATCGTGGTCGAAGGTATAATTTGTATTCCCTCCTGCAAACTTAGCATGTCCATTTACTGTGCCTGAACAACTTTTATCGTTATTTCTAAGATTATCTGTTAGTGTAACATATTGTTTAAATCTACTTTTATCTTGTATTACATATCCAAAATCTTCAGTAGTTACAAATACACTACTTGTTGCTGAAACAGATGTTGCCCCACTCGCGTAGTGCCCTCTAACAATAGTATATTTAGTTAAATTATCTAACTGTTTTTTATTATTATCCCCTGTTAATTTATTATCATAAAAATAAAATGTAGGTCTACTAACTTCCGCATAATCACCGTGTCTATCATCATTAGCATTTACAGTAGAACTTGATGTTGCAGTATCTCCCATTAAACCATACCCAACTGCAACAATTGTAGTGTTATTTGGTGGTGGTCCCTTGTAAATAGTAAATTTAGTTCCTTTAGGAATATCTTCTTTTAATTTTGGTGTAAATTCAAAACCATCACCAATAGTTTGATATGTTTTAACGGCAGTAATTTTAGCAATATGATGTTGCATAGCGTCATCAGCATGGATAACTACAAAATAATCATTTGTAGTATCAAGACCTGAGCCTGAAACAATGTTAGATAGTGTTGTATTACTGTGAATAAAGTAACCTGCCGATGTGGACGCAGTTTCTAAATATGATTCAATAGTAGTATTTACAGGATATAGTCTATTTAGAATACTGCTAGTAACCGTTGTAGATAATGAAGATGCACTTGTATTATATATTTCGTAACAGTTAATTGATGGTCCTGTCCCTGCTAAATTAATAGTTTGTAAACGTGGATTAACTGATGCATCATATTGTATATTTGTAGTAGGAGCACTACTAAAACTTGAAGGGGCTGCAACACCTTTGTTTAAAACATATAATTCGTTAGCCATTACTCATCCACCTCTTCAAAATCTAAATATAGTAACGTTTCTCTAAATTGAGGCAGTAAAGTATAAAGAGAATTAAATTGACTTCTATATCCTTCTGTTACTGATAATTCATGATATTCGCCCATAAATTGAGTAATTCTTTTTAAGTAATTATTTGCCGCAGTAGGATTTTGACCAATGTAAATATCCGATGGAGCGAATGAAAATATTTTATTAGAATTATGTCTTGCAGACATAACTTCCTGACCATTACAATACAAATACATCATTTTACTACTATTATCATAGGTAAAAGCAAAATGATATGTGCTTTCTAAATATGGTGCTTCTTTATTTACATCAATGTAAATCTGTGTGCTGGATAATGCAGGAAGGGTTTTAGACATTGAAAAAACGCGAGTGCTTGTATTGATTGATAAGATTGACCCTAAACTTGTTCCATCAGCCAACCATAATTTCTGCCCTTCATACATCCGAGTTTCAGGATTACTTGTGGAAGCCATAGTTAATTCTGAACCTGAAACTGAACTTGCTGACCACATAGATTGTTTAGCGTATGCGGCCCCATTAGAATCAAATAAAAATGTATGAGCGTCATTATCATAAACACCCCAATGTCTATCTCTACTTGCTACAACAATTGGTGATTCCATTGTTTGTGTAACACCGTCAATAGTCATATTTACCAAAAGAGAATATTGTGCTGGGTTGTTTTGGTTATGTGTAGATGTGTTTTTTAAAGCAATTTCTAAATTAGAATTATAGAATAAATTCATTTTTTGTTCCTGTCTATTAGCCACAGGTAGATAGTCAACATCCTGTTGAATTGAAGCACTTGCCATATTATCAGCAGTAGCGGGCATAGTTTTCAAAGAACTTTGTTTTCCTCTTGATTCATTAGCAACTGATACAGTGGCTGCTTTATCTACGTTATCTCCCCATCCGTTCACATCGTAGGGGGTAACAACCATTTCTATTGTAAATGAACCTTCATGGTCCCAAATGCCCGTAGCCTGTTCTGCAATACACTTTGAATAATCAACTGTAAGATATGCGTCACACATAACCGGAAACATTAAGGAATTTTGAGTCCCACCGTAAACATTTAATTGCATAATATAACCTCACAAAATTCGGGCAATTTCAAAATCCATAGTAAAGGTAATTTCAGGTTGTCCGGCAGTATGAGTAGTATTGAATGACCTAACAAACCCACCAAGACCTGCTATATTAGATTCACTATGTATAGGTTTAAATTCAGCGAAAGCATGGTCAGGAATTACATTGTATATTGTTCCCTTGTTATCTTGATTTCTTGACCTAAAGGAAAAAGGAATCATAGGTAAATACTCTTCAGGTGTTAATGTTGAGTCATCTGTTGCTTCTGCAAGTCCATCGTGGTATTCATACTTGTGATTAACCCTGCTAGGCATTAAAATTACTAACTCATTTAATCTTTGTTGTTTTTGGAATGCTGAAGAGTCCACATAGGAATGAATTAATTGCGCTACTTCACTTGCCGTCATCATTACTGATACTTCAGAAGGTTCTCCTTCTCCAACATCATCAAATGATTTAATGATTCTTTGACCAATAAGTGTGCCATTCATACTAATGTTTTTAGTAGCCATACCCAAATCAATCCCAATGGTTTCCGATTCACCTGTAATTACACCGATAGATGGGATAGGAAATGAAGGAAGTGTTCTTGATGTGTTAACACTATAACTTTCAATTTTTAACCCAATACGGTTTGTTTCAAATGCACTTGCAATATTATCTTCAGCCCATTCTTTATTAGGAATACTTCTTGATTTGAGGTTAAGAAAAACAAAATGTTGTAGTGCATTAGAATCTGCATTTTCTATTCTACTGGTAATATATTGATTATTGTATAGCACATTTTCTGAAGATAACACAGTCATATCTGTTGAACTTTCAGTGGTTACGCTTTCATTAAGCCAAAGGTATGATGTAAATACTGCTTCAAGGGTATATTTTCCTTTATTATTTGCTGACCCTGCAAGAGTAATTGTTTGCCCTGCGGTAAATCCATCTGTGACAAAACTTCCACCATCATGCCGTTGTATTTGATTTGTAGTTCCATTTACGGATATGCTAACTGAGCCTGTTTGTGTCATTATGCACCCCTCACACTACTATTGATATTTCTATTCATTTCCATATTAACCATTCTTCCGACCTTTTGTGCAATATCTCTAATTTCTGAATCTGAAGCACCTAACCGACCATTAACGTGAACATGGATTGTATTACCCATACCTCTACTTTGACCGTTTGAGTATACTCTTGAGCCTCTTGGTAAATCTACTAATTCAGGGCCGCGTTCTCCAACTAATACTCTGCCTCCGGGCGTTATTCCACCATTTGCGAAAGCACCCATAGTGCTACCTACTCCATATGCCGCACCTGCACCTACTCCAACCGCTGCAATTCCACCAATTAACTTCAGGCTATCAGGCATCATTGATGCTACGAACAATCTTGTATAGTGGAATGTAAGGAAAGAGATTAAAAACTTAAAAAGTCCTAATGCTACTGACTTAAAATCTTTTTTACCATTAGTAAATTGCTTGAAGAACCAATCTTTCAAATTACCCCATAAACCACCGAAGAAAGTTTTTGCTACTTCAATTCCAAATGTCCATATTGTGCCAAGGAATACAAGTGCTTTATTTATTAAGTCTTTAGCAGCCGCCCATGCTTCACCATTTGTGCCTGTAAATAACGCTTGGAAAAATGTAATAAGAGAAGTAACAAGTTCACTACCTGCC